TCGTAGGCGAGGGTGCGACCCTTGGGCAGGTGCAGGCTCTTAGCTCCGTACTTAGATGGGTCTATGTTGCGCTCTGTCCCCTGGATGAAGAGCTTGCCCACGGGCGACTTCTCGCTGTCGTTGGAAGCGGTCAACCCCGAGAGCAAGCCCTTGCCCTTGCCATAGGAGAGCGTGACGGCATTAGCCTTGTCGCCTACCACCTTGCCGAGGTTAAGCGTCTTGCCCGTGATGTGCCACTCCGTTTTGAACGCTTCGGCTACTCGGGATAGCGCACTGAGGCAGTCTTCGTGCTTGAAGGAGATAGCCTGCGCCTCCGCCTCTAAGCACGCACCGATAGAGAAGCCCGCTGGCAGGCTACGTAGTACCTGCTCAAGGAAGAAGCGGGGCTTGCCCGTCAGCGTGAACGATAGACGCACGTCCTCGGGGTTGGCTACGATGAACTTGAACTTGGATAGTGCGAGCTGTTGCCCCTCCCCGCTGAGCGTGAGCGTATAGCGGTACTCTCGCTCGGACACCTTCACCACCTCAGCGGGCGTGTAGAGGGCGAACTTCTCGCCCCGCCACGTGCAATACGTGCCGAGAGGGAAGGCAATAGCCTTGTCCGACGTCGTCTCTACCACGAGCGTAGACACTGCGCCTACCTTGGCTTCGTGGTAGCTCTCAGAGCTTATCGGGAAGGGCGTAGCCTTGCCGTTTACGTACAATGTGATCATAGTTTGGTTATGGTAAATGTTATGTCAATCGTCCAGCGGTAGCCGTCGTTATCTGCGCTCACGTCTCGGCTTGTGGAGGTGCTGTACCCCCCGCTCACGGGTAGCGTATCTCCGTCAAAGCGGGGTATCGCCCTCAGCCCACGTGCCGTAAGGCGAGATAGGAGCTTATTGCGTGCGTCCCATAGGTCGGGTAGGGTGGGGGCTTTGATGAGTACGGGTACTTCAAGGGAGTACTTCGCCTTGTATGGCCGTGAACCAGCGAAGTAGTACCGCCCCGTCTCGTCCTCCACGCTCGCAATGCCCTTATTCTCGGGGCTTACCCATATAGGCGCACTCGCCACGTCTGCAAGTATCGTCAGCCCATTCTCCCATCTCCCGTTGTCGGTCGGTGCGGGCTTCTCGCTTCGTGAGCAGACCAGCACGGCAGACCAGCCCCCCGCCCACTTCTGCACGTTCTCCACGCTCACGGGGCGGAAGTCCCCGAACTGAATACCCCCAGCGAAGAGGCGTATCGTCCTATTGTTAAGGAGGTCGGGGAAGACGTTCCTACCACGTGAGTACATCGGGATAGCCACCTTCTGCTCCTCTACCTGCGTGGCAGTGATCTCGTCTATCTCTACGCCATCCTCCTCTGCCCAATCCACCGACGGGGGTTCCGTCATCGTGGGGAGGGCGAAGAGGTTCTTGATAGCGTCCTCACCGAGGATAGTGTCCCTGCTACCTACCTCAAGTACTATTACTGCGTTCATCGCTTAATCTTGATGCCGTTACTATCCATCTGAGCGAGGATGAAGCGGGAGGCTTCCATAGCGTCTGCCGTCACCTTCGTATTGCGGTTGATAGCTTGCAGTTCAGCGTACATACGCCCTACGGCCGTGCCGAATTGGTCAAGCCCCATATCCTGTACTGAGGGGAGCCTGCGCACGCCCTGCCCCTCAATGAGTAAGGCGATACTCTCCGTGGCGTTGGCTGTGCGCTCTGAGAGTAGTACGTTCGTGTGCCATAAGCCCGTCAGCACGTCAATGCTATCCTGCGAGGCTTGGGCAATGCCCTTAGCCGTGGCACTGCGGGTGTCGCTGTTCTTGCCTGCGAGGTCAAAGCCGTGAGCCTGCACCATCTCCTCGGTCTTCTTGAGGTAGTCGTTGAAGGCGGGTATCTGCGTCTTCACCCCGTCCACCAGCGAGGACATAGCACGAAGCATAGCCTCCATCTGGTTATCCCCACCCGTGAGGCGCATAGCGTCCGCCACCTCCTTCTGCGCCTTCTCCATAAGAGGCGCGAGGAACGAAGAGTAGGCTATCTGCTTGGCGAAGTTGTTAAGCATATCCCCGATATTGGAGGTGAAGGCTCGTGTAGCGTCCTCTCCCGTGCGGAAAGCCGTAACGAGGGAATCGGTGATGGCGTTACCCAGCGAGCCGAACAGCCCGTGCAGGTAGTCGTTCATCGTCTTGATAGCCTCCTCGTTCTGCTTGTAGAGGGTGAGCATATTCTCCAGCGCCTCCTTACCCCCTTCTCTGAACTCGTGCGTCTTGAGGATAGACTCCGCCAGAGCGACGTTGAGCTTACCGCTCTTGTCAATGAGGTTGGGGTAGAGCTTGCCGAGGGTGGTGTAGTCGTCTACGCTCTTTCTCGCCCACAATATCCCCTCCTTGTGGCTACCCGTCTTGACGGAGATATTCTGGAGCTTGGCGAACTCACCCTTGAGCGTGGGGAGGAGCTTGTTCTTGATCTGCTTGCGGATCTCCTCCATAGCCCTACGCATCTGCTTGGGGACATCTTCGGGCTTACCGCCAATACCGAGGAAGTCCAGCACGCCATCACCTTCTAACTCCTTATCGGAGAAGGCTACGGACTTACGGAACTGCTCCATCGCTTGGCGTGCCACGCTGATAGAGTTAGTAGCACGCTTATATACGTCATCACCGAAGATGGTAGAGCCCTTTTCGTAGAGTAGGTTAGCCTTGAGGAGGGCAGCGTTATACTCCTCTTGCGTGCGTGTGAGCGCCTCGAGGGCTTTCCTGCGCTTCTCCAGCACCTCACGCTCTACCTTCTGCGCACGGCTCACGAGGTTGCCTACAACGCCCACGATAGAGGTAATGCCACCCAGCACGTCCCCGCTGATGATAGAGCCGATGCCCGAAGCTACGCCACCGAGGTCGGAGAGGGCTTGCGTGAGCCCCTCCACTGCGTCCTCCATAGCGCTGTTGCCGAAGATAGCCCCGAAGGACTTCCCCAGCTCCTGCACAAGGGGCGTAGCGTCCTTCACACTCTTGCCAATCTTCGTCACAGAGAGACCGACACGGCTAAAGGCAATATCCGCCTTCCTCTGTGCGCTGGCTCGCTCCTCTTCGGTGGTCGCTGAGGTGGCTTCCCTGCGGGCTTTCTTGTAGTCCGATAGGGCGCTCTTGCCACGGCTCAGTGCGTCCTCCATATTAGCGATGAACGACTGCCACGGAGAGGAGTTGCCCAGCTCGTCACGCAAGCCCCTCAGAGCGTCCGTGATAGCCTTGAGCTTCTCGGGTGAGTTCTGTATAGAGGCGAGTTCGTCCGCACTCATACCAAAGCGCCCTTCCAGCTGGTTCGCTGGCGTATTGGCGAGGTAGTCCAGCATCTCACGTGCGGTGGCGATGGTACTGCGCATCTGCGCCACCGTGCGCTCTCCCTGCTGAGCGAAGAGCTCTACAAAGAGCTGGTTCGTGCGCTGGGAGTGTTCGTAGCGCTCGTTGTCTATCGCCTTGAGCTCGTCTGCCTCTTTCTTCGCCAGCTCTACGAGAGCGGAGGACTTCTGCTCTGCGAGGAGGAGCGAGGTGTCGTCAATGATCTTGCGCTCTGCCTCGTAGCGCTTCTTGATCTCCGTCTTGCGCTCTTCGTAAGAGAGGTACTTATCTCGTAGCTCCTTGATGATCTTCTCTTGCCCCTCTGCGAGAGCTTGGTCAGCCAGCTCACGCCCTGCGAGTATCTGATTGAGGTCTGTATCGCTTAGGTCGGCTTCGCTGAGCTTGCGTTGCTTGTAGACCTCCTTCTTGCTGTCGTGGGTAGCCTCCCATTCCAGCTTCTCAGCCTCACGCACCTTGGCAAGGCGCTCCTGCACTTGGTCGTCAAAGGCGGACATCTTGCGCTTGTGCTGAAGCTGTAGCTCCGCCATCTCCTTGGCAAAGCCATTCTGCATAAGGGATATGCGCTCGGCTTCAAGGTTGAGTTCAGCGTCTCTGCGGGAGCGTGCCAGCTCGCGTGTGCGCTGTTCCTCTTGCTGTCTGCGCTCTTCGGCTTGTCGTGCCTTGGTTAGGGCTTCGCTCTCTGCCGTGGAGCGCTTACGGCTCCCGCCCTTCTTGCTCGTCTCGCCTGCGCCCTTCTCGTACTCCTCACGGGCTTTCTTCTTGAGGTCGTACTCCTCCTTGAGGCGCTTGCGCTCCTCATCGGGGTTCCAGTTGTAGTTGCCGTTCTTGACGGCTTCCTCCTTCTTGCGCTTGAGCTGTTGAGCCGTGAGGTTGTTGAACGCCTTTAGCTCCTTATTCGCCTTCTCCTCTTCCTTCTTGAGGTCGGTGACTGCGTCCTTGTAGGACTTGATGGGCTTCTTGCGGGCTTCCTGCTCACGCTTGATTTGGTTGGCGAGGTTCTCCCAGCCCTTCTCATCGTATGCGTCCTTGATGATAGAGCCAGTTAGGTACATCTCCCTCCCCTGCTTGACGGCTCTCTTTGCCTTCTGTATGTTGATAAGCATAGCGGAGAGCTGGCTGTCGGTGAGTTCGGATAGACCCTTGGCGTTGAAGAGTTGGCTGTCGCTCAGCTTGCCGTACTCCTTTTTCTTGAGAGCGAGTTGCTTCTGCGTGTATTCAAGGCGCTTTACTGCTGGTATAGATAGAGTGCCGTAGGGGTCTCCACCCTTGAGGGCTATTTTACGTATCTCTTCAAGGTTGCGCTTAGCGTCCGTAGCCTCTTCCTGCGCCTTGCCCAGCTCACTCTTAGCCTTGTCTACCTTCGCCTTGCCGTCGTACTCGGCAATCTCACGCTTGAGCTTGGCGATGTCTTGGAGCTTGAGCGTCTCGGTATCGTACTTGTCAAAGATCTGAGGGTAGTACTTCTGCAACTGCTCCAGCGCACTCTGTCGGTCAGCCGTGGCGGAGGCTTCGTCACGCACCACGTTAAGGAGAGCCTCTACGGCTTCCTTGTGCTTCTGCTCCTGCTCCTCGGCTCGCTTCTTCTCTTCGTTGAAGTCCTTCTGCGCACGTTCGGCTGCGCTCGTGGAGTCGCTGAACGCCCACATAGCCGCTATCACTGCCGTGAGAGCTACCGCAATAGCCCCGTAGGGGTTGGCGAGCATAGCGGCGGTTAGGCGGTTGGTGGAGAGCGTCGCTGCGTTCGTGGCGATCGTCTGAATGCCCTTGGCGATAGCGTCCACCCTCGTGGCAACTGCCCACCCCTTGGTAAGGGCGATATTCGTAATCACGGCCGTGCGGTACACCCCGTAGGTCACGATGAGACCTGCAATGACCTTGCCGATCTTCTCGTAGTTCTCCACAAGGTAGGCTACCGCCTTCACGCCCGACGATAGGACGCCCTCGGAAGCCTTCCCCAGCTCGTTGAACATCATATCTATGTTGTCCTGCAAGTTGGAGATCTGCCCCGTGAGGCTCTCGCTCTGAGCCTGCATGAGGTTGTAGAACTTCCCGCCCTTGTTGGTCATATTCTGGAACGCCTGCTCAATGTCGGAGAAGCCCACCTTGCCAGCCGATACAAGGCTATTGATCTCGCTCACGCTCTTGCCTAACACCTTCGCCAGCTCCTCATAGATGGGGATGCCTCGGTTGGCGAACTGCTTAATGTCAATGTTCGTCACCTTACCCGAAGAGCGGAGCGTACCATAGAGGTAGACAATATCCCCGAGGGGCTGAGATAGACCCGCTGCCACGTTCCCGAGGCGCACAATCGTCTCGTTCACCTGATCGGCTGCGAAGCCATAGGCAAGCATATTCTTTGCGCTGGAGGCAATACCCTGCAAGTCAAAGGGGGTGGACGCTGCGGTCTGTGCCAGCTGAGCGAGAAGCTCATTAGCCTGCTCCCCACTGCCGAGCATCGTCTTAAAGGAGATCTCCAACTGCTGGAACTCCCCTCTCACGCTGTACAGCTTGCTCACAAAGTCCTGCACACCGCTCACAGCGAAGATGCCCGCAGCAAGTCCCGCAGCACGCTGGAACGAGTTGCTGAGCAGGTCTACCTCGCCCCTCGCCTCACTGATAGGTGCGCTGTAGCTGGGTAGCTTCGTTGATGTCCCTTGGATCTTCTGCTGGAGGCGGTCAAAGCTCTCTTCTAAGCTCTTCGTGCCTTTGATGAACTCCGTAGGGTCAAGGGTGACAGAGAACGTCTTGTGTGCCATTTATTGCGCTATTTTCTTGAGTGCCGAGGTGAAGTCCCCGAAGGACATACCACGGCTCGTCGTCTTTTTCTTCCCCTCGTCCTTGGGCTTGTAGCTGGGGATAGCCTTAGAGTAGAGGAGGAAATTTGTATAGCTGAGCTCGTAGAGGACGTAATCAAAGCTCAGATGATAGTACTTGGCGAAACTGCCTATTCGTGCCCAGGGGCTGTCGTTTCGTTCACCACCTCCTTCGTTGGCTTCGTTATCATTGTCTTCTTGAGGGAAGTGGTAAGCATAAAAAGCTCCCCTACGTTCATTGTCTCCAGCACGGTGAATAGAGCTGTGGCGAGGTCGGGGATAGTGGCGGTATAGAGGAGCGTTTCTGCCGTCTTGCGTCGCTCCGCTTCGTTGTCACGCTTCTCGCCCGTGATGAACGTGGCGAGGATATGTGCGTAGGTCTCTGCGTCACCGCCCAGGGCGATAAGGTCGTAGAGCGTCATATCTCGCTCCTCTACGTCTGTGACCTGCGCAATGAGAGCCGACACCTCTACCCACGTAGCCAGCGTAGGGGGGTAGACCTTATACTCGGTAGAGCCGATGGACACGGACACGCCCCCCGAGAGGAGCGTATCCGATACCATCTGTTCTGCCTTCTTCTTGAATAAAGGGAGCTTCATCACAGAGCCTTTTTCTTTTCAAGAGAGAAGAGGGGACTGTCCACCTTCGCCTTGAGGATCGTAGCCGTGACGTCAATCCCGTAGCCTGCATCCTCACTAAAGGCGATAGCACCCGTGAGCTTGACACGGGGAGCCTTGAAGACCTCGGCTCCGACCGTCTCAGGGATGATAGCCAGCGCCCACTCCTTCGTAGATACGAGGCTGTTTACCTCGAGAGTGTCGCCAACCTCCTTGACGTTGAACACCCTCTCCATCACGCTCTTGTTGAGGTTCTTCACGTGGAACTTGATGCGGAGGGCAGAAGCGTTGGTGAGGGTGTCTACGATCTCACCGCCTACAGCCTTCCACTCCTTCTTGTCGCCTTCCTCCTGCTCGATGCTCAGCGAACCCTCCTTGACGAAGCCAATGAGGTCCATCCCTGCGGTGGGCATCTTGCTCCCGTCCGTGCCGTTCACTGCACCCACCTGGACTTCTACCTTGCCCCAGGCGGTGTTGTTAGTATCCTGATATGACATATCTGTTACTCTGTTAGTTTGTTATACTTGTATTTGACTCGTACGTTCACAACGCTAAAGCCCTCTTCGGAGAAGGTGGTGGGAGTCCCGTCAAGAACAAGGAGAAAGTCCCCTGTGCGGTGTGCATCTACGAGCTGTGAGATAGCTTCCTCCAGCTCTTCGCACCTTTTAACGTCCTTGACTAATAGAGGCTCCCCGAAATTGCGCATAGGAACATAGGCGTTCACATTGACGACACCGCTCTGCGAGAAGCCGTCTAAGCTATCCCTCCCCGTGAGGAAAGACACTACGACATCCTCCACGTTGCTATCAAAGGGTCGTGTGCCATTTCTGTACACACCACCACTAACCACTACTCTCCCTTTGAGAAGCCCGTGGATATACTCCTCTATCGCTAATCCCGTCTTACGCATTATTCAGCCACCATTGCACCATCTCCTCCGCTAAGAGTTCGCCCGAGGTCGTCACGTCAAAGCCTCTCGCTTCAACCTGCGTTGCATAGGGAGCGCCAGCAACGAGGATAAGGCGTATGCCCTTGCTCTCTCTTGCCAGCTCCTGCACCGCCTCACGACCTGCGGACTGCCCTGCGCTTGCTTTCCTTCCGTTTCCCGTAAACCCGCCCGAATGCACCACCTTGCCATCGTAGCACACTGCCCATCCTATGGAGGCTGAGAGCCTACCCGACTTATCCGCATACTGCTTGCGTCGGATAGCTTCCTCATAGCACCCCTTAGCGATGAAGCGAACATCATCGATGACCTCGGTGATAGCCTCCTTGCGCACCTCTGCGAGGAACTCCCGTAACTCCATCAGCCTAAGATAATCTGCGTGAAGTTGAGTATGCGGGCGTACTCCCAGCTCTGTATCGTGAACTCACCGATAAGACTTCCATCCTCTCGGTATAGCTTTGCGCGTTTCGCAGTTACTGATACAGGTTCAAGGTGTACCTCGTAGGCGTAGCGGGAATGCCCGCCATCCTTGTACGTCCCTCGCTTGTCATTGACCGAGGAGCGGAACATACAAGGGATAAGCTCGCACTCGACAGCCCCCGAAAACACAGGTCTCCCCTTGTCGTCGAAGCTACCTTGTTCGGTCTCTATCGCTTGTATATATCCGTTCTCGTAAATCATAGCCAGCGCACTCTTGGAGGTTCGGAGAGCATATCGGGAAGCCCGAGGCGTCGGCACTCAAGGCGGTAGTACTTAGCTATGTCGTCCTTTGATGCACGAGAGATAGACACCCCCAGCTCACTCACGGAGCTTGGCATCAGAAGGAACTCGGGCAGGCTCTCTACGAAGGCTCTGTGTACACGCTCCACGCCTCCCGCCTCATAGAAGCAGGTATCGTCGCTCGGGGATAGCCCCTTGCTGACAAGCAGAGAGGACACATAGCCATCCGATAGGCTTACCCCCATAGCTCGGTACTTTTCTTGGATATACTCCTGCGGGGTCATATCGTCTACTTGATAGCCTTGAGGTCTACTGAGAGGATATGCTTAGGCAGACGCACCTCGGGGATCCACGCACAAGCGTACTCGATGAAACGACCTTCATCCGTGCGCTGCGTGGAGATCATGTGGTCACCAGCCAGCGTGTTGTACACCTTGTTGGGGACGGGGTCATTCAGCTCGTATGGGCGGAAGTGACGCACCTTACCAATCTCACCCTCGGGCAGGAAGACAATCTTGTCGTCGGGGCAGAGGGGAGACGTAGCACCGCTGAGGTCGGTCACGATATTGTTCACGACACGAATAGCGGGCAGACCCAGCGAGGTCATAATGGCGTTCACCGCCTCGAGGGGGATGATACCAGCCATGGAGACCTCTGCACCACCCAGCGACATCTTGTACTTGCCCATCAGCTCCTTGCTCTTGGCGAAGTACTTGAAGAAGGTCGCCTGACTCATCTCCATCGTGCCGAAGTTGAGGTGGCTGTACTTGTTGCGAAGGTTCACGAGGAACTCCACGAGGTTGTCCTTATCGCTCGCCTTGGCTTCTGCCGTGAGGATAGGGAGGTTCATATCGAGGATAGACACGCCCTTGGGGTTGTCTCCGATAGTCACCTCAGCCTTCCCGTTGAACACGAGGTCAAACAGCACCTTCTCCATGCGCTTGTAGGGCGCAACAGAGAGTTCACGGAAGTCGTCCGTAAGCGTGTTCACCACGGCATCCTGCCCCAGCTGACCAGCATTCACTCGGTCAAGGATGAACTTGAGCTTCTCCAAGCGGTCGTTATCCATCTGGAAGCGGTCGCCCATGTCTGCTACCTCGAGGGTAGCGTCACCCATAGGCGCACGCCCACGGAGTACCTTGCCTGCGTTGCGGTCAATGACCGAACCCATGCGCACTGCCGAGGTCGTCCCGTAGACGGACTTAAACAGACGGGTGGGGGTAGCCTCGAAGCCCATATATCTGCCGAGGATGATTTTGCTACGCTCCGTAGCCAGCGCTCGGTCTGCCACTGCCTTGATAAAGCCAGCGTGACCGAGGATGCTATCAATAGTCAATTCCATATCTGTCGGTTTTGGTTAGTTGGTTGGCTTAGACGAAGAGGAAGCGGGCGGTGAGCGCCTTCTTGTCCTCCTCCGTGACTGGGATATAGAGCTTGTCCGTATCTACCTCAAAGGCACGACCGAGGGCGGTGAGGGTAGCCCCTTCTTCCACCTTGACGGGTGCGTAGGTGAGGTAGTCGGCACTGCCCTTGGCGGTGTTCCCCGTAGCTGCGGTAGCCTCGAAGAGGACTGCACCCTTGGTGAATGCCGACGCATCAGCCTTAGCCGTGATAGTGTCAAACTCCTTGTCGGAGGTGTCTACGCTGTCGATGGTGAGCGTTGCCGTTCCGTTGGAGAGGAACATACCGCTCGCAAGGTTAGCGTACTTGGAGACCTTGACCTTCTTCCCCGAACCAGCCTCTACGACACGCACACGCTTGAGCAGGGTAGCCTTGCGGGTGACCTTGTCGACAGAGATAGGCGCAAGGGGAGGGACTACGGAACCAGCCGTGAGACCCGTGACGTCGAGGTTGAAACCTCCCGAGAGGCGGTAGCCCGTCTCTACGCGGTACAGCTCGTGGACGGGCATATACGCGTTTTCGTCATACTTGATTTTTGCCATGTTCTTTTACTTCTTCTCGTTAAGGATTGCCTCCGTACCTTCGTTCACCTGCTTCACGATAGAGGCCATCACGTCATCGTTGGACGGCTCGCCTGCTTCGGGCTTTCCTGCCCCTCCGAAGCGATTGTTGGCGCTCTCGTCTTGGAACTTCGTGTAGCCCTGCTCGATGTTAGCTACCAGCTCGCCTACGTTCGTATCTTCTCCGAAGGTGCGCCCGCTTAGAGCCATAGTGTAGAAGGACTCGGGAATATTCTTTTCTCCGAGGAGGGCGGTGATCTGTGCCAGCTTACCCTCGTGGGAGCGCTGACCGAGGATGAGTTCGATCTGCTCCTGCTGGGCTTCCAGCTGTTGCATCATCTGCTTCTCCCGCTCGGTGGGTTCGTTCCCCTGATTGTCGTTTGGCTTGGGGTCGGTGGGCTTGGGCTGGGTCTCCTTCTTGAGGGCTTCAAGCTCCTTGCGGAGGGCGGAAGCGCTCGTGCGCTCCTTGTCCACGTCGGACTGATACGCCTTCAGGAAAGACTCTGCACCTGCTACTGACTCTGCGATACGTTCTTCCTCGGTGATGGTTTTTGACAAGAAGTCGGCTACCCCATCAAACGCCTTTTCACTCACCCCGAGATTGGAGTATCTCTGTTTGAGCTGTTGTAAGATTTTAGTTTTCATATCGTTAAGCTATCAGATATATGCAAATATAGATAGCCTGATATTGGGTTTAGGTAGAAATAGAGATATGTTACTAATTTCCTCTATCCCTGTGCTTTTGGGCATAAAAAAGCCCCGCAGAGAGGGTACTCCACGGGGCTATCGTTGTTAGGGGTTGGTTGCTATTCCTTTTCCTCGGTCTTGGTGGGGGTGGTTTTGCTCTCGCTGGGCTTGTCCTCCTCACCTGCCTTGCTTGTCTCTTCGGTGCTTGCCTCAATGGTGAAGGGGACGAGGACAGGGTCAAGACGAAGCGACCTGCCGGCCC